TTTTTAATATAAATAACTTTACTTTTATCAGTTGTATCAGTTTTATGTGTCACTCTCTTTAAAATATCATTTAACAATTTAATTTCTGTATCAATATCCATAATTTTTAAATCTATATAAGTTTCTGTATTAAAATAAACTTTTTTTAATAAATCTAAGAAATTTAATTTGTATTCTTCAAAAAGAGATGTTCTTATATGTCCAGATTCATTTGTAATATCAGGTATATCATTATCATTAAACAGTTTATTTGCATTAATAGCAGCACTAATATAGTTTAATTTAGAAGGTGCTCCTCCAACCAAAGTTAGAGTTACATTTCCACCAACAACATTTTCCTCTACACTATTAAATAACTCACTCACACTAGTTTCTATTTTTGTAATTTCTTGTGTTAACAAGAGTTTATTTGCAGGTGTTTTGTCTTTTAATAATGTTCTAGCATTAAATAGTAAGTCTGTAAGATTATCAAATGTGTTATACTGATTAGTATATGTTTTATATTTATCTTTACTATAATTTATTTCATCCTTTATTCTATAATTAAATATTTTCTCAAAATTTTTAGCAATTGTTATAGAGATATCATAATCCATTTTACTAAATTGACCTATTTTAACAACACCATAAGATGACCTCTTTTTTTTTACATTATCTTGTTTCCTTTGTATATTAATTTCGTTTTCTATAATATCAACATATATGGTTTGAACAACATTAAATATTTTATTGTCATCATTACTAGTTGTTTTTTCTTTATTACTAGTGGTTTTGTCATTACTTTCAATAATATCAGGTAAAATTGTTTTTAATAATTTAATTAATAATTTATCAATATAATCATAATTCTTTATAATATCTGTTTCATCTGAAAATGCTTTGAAATAAGTTAATAAATAATTAAATAGTTGTAAAGTTTGTTTATCATCCAAAGCATTTATTAATAAACCCTTTATGTTATTAATGGCATCCGTTTTATGCGGAGTTTTTTTAGCAGTATATTTAGAAGGGTCTTTAACATATTTGCTAATTTCTGTGCTTAAGGCAGTCATAATACTTGCTTTTGTGTCAGCACCACCTGCTTGAGTGCTTTGATGTAGACTATTTTGGTCTTTTACCATCTTTTTAACCTTTACTTTTGCTAAAGGTAATTTAATAATAACATGTGTAAAATCAATATCAGATTTATGATATAATGATAAAATATAAAATAAGATACCTATTTTTTTTATCATCATATCATAATAATAATATACTAATTTAAACATTTCAATAACCTCAATATGTTTAACTAAATACAATATTTGTAAATCATAACATTTATATATAACTTTTTGTATTTTTTTAGTATCAGAACTAGGGTCTCCAAGATTATGTGAATTATTAAAATATAAATTATTTTTATTATTAATCTTAAAACTTTTCCATTTATTATCTTCGGGATTACTTTTTTTTGTTTGTAGTAAGTGTTGCTCTGTTAAAGTACTTTGATAGTTACTTATTAAATTAGCAAGTGTGTTGAAGCTATTGCCTTTACCTAATATTTCTTTTATTGAAGTTTCATTTGATAATTGTATTTGTTTAATTAATTGTAAAAATTCATAATCTTCCAATTCATCGACTATATATTTATTTTGTAAATCTGCTTCCACTTCTTCTTCCGTGTTTGTCCTTGCCACTTCTTCCGTGTTTGTCACTTCTTCCGTGTTTGTCCTTGCCACTTCCACTGCCACTGCCATTTCTTTCAATGTTTGCTCTACTTCTTTTTTTAACTTACTAACAACTTTTACAACGTTTTTTTGTACGTTTAATAAATCTGTTAATTCTTTAATTACAGGATTAGGTAATTTAAGTTTTCCATCTTTATCTTTTAAATTTAAATATTTAGGATCAACTAATTTTTTAATAACATCATTAATAGTATTATTTAATGTGATATAATCATTCATTATTTCAAATATCTCAAATAATTCGATATGTTTGTTTATATAAAGGTGTTGTAAATCATTACATTTTTTAAAATAAAGTTCTATTGTTTCTTTATCTTTTGATACAGTAAAATTGGTATCGATTAGATTTTTAGGTTCGACACCGTTAAAGCCATAATGTGTGTTTGTATCATTCAAAACTGTATTCCATAAAGGAGCACTACTAGTATTATCTATTTTACGAATTACAGAGGTAGTGGATGTATTTTTATTAGAATTTTCTAATGTTTTTAATTTTTTTATGTCAAATGGGTCAGTGATAGGATTTGCTCCAGCACTTAGCATAGATATTTGCTTTTTAATTTGTGTTAATAATTTAGGTATATACATTTTTATTTTTTTACTACCACTACCACTATCACTATCAATAATAATTTTATTAACACCAAATAAAGTTTTAGCATTTTTAATATGTTTATTAAACATATTATCTTCTTCTTCACCAAAAAACTTTTTAAATTTTGTATTGTTTTTATAGTTTTTTAAAATAATATCTAAATTATATAAATATAGGTCATATTCAAACACAGCAACAGTAGTGTTATCTTCAGTATTAAGTTGATCAATAATAGTCGTTATATAGTTTTCTGTAAATTCGTATTCATTAACTATAGGTTCTATGGGTTGGGATGTGTATGTATGTGTAATAAATTTATTAAATAATTGTACTAAAAACGTATCATACTTATTATCCTCATTTCCAAATGTGTCTTTAAACTTATGACTAAGCTTCATCACATCAAGATTTGTCTTTATACTCTTAACAGAGTCTGGTTCACTAAACCACATCTCTATAAAGTTGTCAACTTCAGCGTTCGCATCATAAAATATTACTTTAGGATTATTAGTGGTAAGAAGCACAGGATTTTGAATAGCACCACCTCTTACTATACTATAGTCATCATACTCTTCAGTTTTAATATTATCATAACTTTTATGAAATCTACTATCATAAAGTTTATATTTAAGTCTTCTTTTAGAATTACCTGTATTTTCTTGTGTAGTTCTTGTTCTTTTTCTATACATTTTATAAAATAATAATAATAGTTATTATATAAATATAATAGTAAGCGTTATTATATTAATATACTATTTTATATTTATATTTTATTTTATACTTTATTTATATAAAAAATATGAAAATATACTTTATTAAAATATAAAAAGATATATTAAAATGTAAAAATAAATATAAAAAACTAATAAAAATAAATATAAAAATAAAAAAATAGTTATTTATGCTTTATAAAATGGTTTATCAGCCCATGCAATAGTAGTTTCTGGGTTAGACATTTGGTATTTACTTCCTTCTACAACTTTAGGAACGTGTTCTCCAAAGGGTGCAGTAAGAGGTTCAATACGGTTAAATTTAGTAATGTTAGTTGAAACAGAGTTATCACCACGAACATCATGCATTACAATATTACCAAATCCTCGATGGTAATTAATTTTTTGAGTAGTATAAGGTAAATCACATACACTTGCGTATTTGCCTATATTTTGAACATTCATTTTAGAATAGTTAATTAAATTGATTTAAATTATATAATTATTTAAATAGTGTATAAAATTACTTTATTATTAGGCTTATCCTTAAATAAACGAGTGTCTTTATAAATTGATAAACCTAAAAGAGCTTTTAAAAGTTTTGAACTTATTTGACAGTTATTATATTTAAAGTAGATATTTATTTTAAATTATTTAATTTAATTAAATAATTAATTTAATTAAATTAAATAATTTAAATATAATAACTGTTAAGTTCTTTTATTCTTGACTTGCGTCCTAGTATATGTGGTGTTCCTTCTGTCAAATTCATAATATTTAAATTACTACTATATCAATGCACTATATACTAATTACTTTCTCCATTTTATTTCAGTTTTATACCTTAGGCTTGAAAGCATATAAGTTTTATAAACATTAATATACGTATTGTGTGTCGATTTAACTTTTTAATAATATATATATATCAATGGAATATAGAAAACCAGTAATCTAATATTTAATAAGATATTATGTTTAAAATAAATAATATGTAAATTTATTTTTTTGTGCAAATTAAAATATACATTATATTATTAACTAAATAAACTATACTTAAACTATATAAACCACCTTCATTTATTTAAGGATAAGCCTAATATATTTTTATTATTAAAAAAATTATAAATAAAATAAAAAAACAATAACTAAATAAAAAAATTAACTTATTTGAACTAATGGCTCAACATAGAATAAACAATAAGCACCATTGCTAGCAACACTACCGCTTTCTAGAAAATAGCCTGCTTTTATATAATTGACTGTTGGAACAGATTTTGTATTATTAAATATAAATCCATCTTTACCAACAAGACCAATTATACCAACATCACTCACACTATTACTTCTAGTAAAATCAGCAGTAGAACTATTAGTACATTTTACAGTAGTAATCCCTTTTGTGCATACATAACAAGTTCCTCCTGCTGATGCGTCTTCAGTAGCAATGCCTAGAATATTGAGTGGTGTGGTAAAAGGACTAATTGATGCAAGTGTGGCATATGTAATAGGTTGTATTACAATATTACTTGTAGAAGTTTCTTTAGTTATTCTAACGGCTTGACCTCGGCTTACAGATGAACCACTTTTAACAATCCATTTAGAAGTTTCACCCCATCCAGTTGTAATATCTTTTAAATTAGTAAGTGTATTTTGTGTTCCTGAAAAATCCCAATTATAAGGTAAAGGTTTAGAGTTAATTGTAATAACATTACTATTTTGTGTTAATTCAGTGCTTGTAATAGTTAAATTACTATTCACTATGTAAGATGAACCTTGAAGACTTCTAATATTAACGTTACTTAAACTTTGTGAAATGTCTACTAACGTGCTAGCAAATACACTACCTAAAGCAACAGTTGATTCAACTGCTGCATTTGCTCCTAAATTATTAAAATTAACAGCATTAGTAAAATCTTGACCTGATGCTCCTTGAATACCTTGTATGGCATTAAATGTAACCCAAGCTGAACCATTATTCCCTTGAAAAATTGGTGGAGATACAGTATTATTTAATCTAACTTCACCGCTTAAACCTATATTAGAATAATTTACTCGTAGAGCAACATTACTACTTTTTGGTTCAATTTGATACCATCCTGCTTTTTCTGTATCTAATGAATTAGTTGCATAATTAGGATTTGTTAAAATAGAAGGTATTAATTTTGACATTTTACTATACTATTTAATGTTATATTATTTTATATTATTTTATATTATTTTATATTATTTTATATTATTTTTAAATTATTTTTAAATTATTTTTATTTTAAATCATTTAATTTTTAATCATCTAAATCTAATTCATTATCTTCTAGAATAGATTTATTTTCTTCATTATCTATTTGTTCTATTTCTTTATGTTCTATTTCTTTATGTTCTATTTCTTTATGTTCTATTTCTTTATGTTCTATTTCTTTATGTTCTATTTCTTTATGTTCTATTTCTTTATGTTCTATTTCTTTATGTTCTATTTCTTTATATTCTATTTCTTTATGTTCTATTTCTTTATGTTCTATTTCTTTATGTTCTATAATTTCATTTTCTATAATTTCATTTTCTATAATTTCATCTTCTATAATTTTAGTTTCTTCTAGAGTAGGTTTATTTTTAACTACAGCAATAGATTGTAATTTATTATATAAGAATTCAGCGTCTTCAATAATAGATTTATCAAATCCTTTTTGTTTTAATAATTTAAGAGCAAAGTGTTTTTTACTTACTCCAGGTTTTATTTTGTAATCGCTAATAATAGTATTATTTTCATCAATTTCAATATCAAAGTAATGTTTATCTACTTTTACTTCATCCATACCTGCTAATACATCAAAATGTGTTGTAATTATATTTAAAGATTTATTTAAATTGCACATTTTCTTAATAACAGCATAGGCACCACTCATACCTTCTTGATAATTAGTAGAAACAAAGATTTCATCCATTATATTAAAACTAAAATCACCTTTTGTTTCAGCATTAGTTAGCATTTGTAATTGTTGATAACATCTACTCATTTCTGCTTGGAATAAACTTTCTTTACCTTGACAATCTGGAATATTTAAATAGGTAGAAATATTTACAAAGGGTGTAAAAACAAAGTTTGAAGCAGGAACAACCCCTACAGTTTGACCTAATAAAATACATTCTATAACAGATTTAATATAAGTAGATTTTCCAGACCCATTTGGACCAGTTATTAATAAATTATTAAATGTTTCTTTCTTTTCTACCTTTTTTTTCTCTTTTTCCTCTTCTCCTTCTTTCTCTTTTCCCTCTTTTTTCTCTTTCTCTTCTTCTCCACCAACTTGAATAGGTTCATATCCTAGTTTAATATCATTATAAACAGGTTTTTCACAACATATATTCCATACAGAGTTTCCTTTGACAATAGGTGTTTCACTATCTGTAATAAAAGAACATATGTTGCGTTTATTAATTTTATTGTCTTCATTTAACCAACTGCTTACACCATGCCAAACATCAATATGTGCTAAATATTTACAGAAAGGTTGTATTAGTTTTTTAGCATCTAGAAATTCTTTAAATGTTTTAATAATAATACCTTTATTTGAAAATAGACTTGGTTCGCAGTTAAAGCAGTCGTGGTTAAGTAGATTTATAATTGTGGGGTTTTGTAATAAATCATACATTTCATTAACAATAGGTATTATTTCAGGACTTTCAAAACATAATTTCATTTTAAAACATTTTACTGCGTTTTTCAACCATTTAGAAATAATATTAATACGTGTATGAAACATATTAATAATTTTATTATAGGTTATACTTGATTGAATACTATTATAAATACCATAGAGATATGAAATAATAATAAATCCTAAATAGACATAGGTTCCAGCACTTGTATTCATAAATGCTACTATCCATTTTACAATAGATATAATTACATTTTTTATACTAAATGTATTAAAAAAACTAGTCCCATAACTAGAACCATTTAATCCACCACCACCATTTAATCCCCTTATACCATTATGAAATATAGTGTCTGCTACTTTACCTATATCGCTATTTATAATTTTGTTTAAATTTGTAAAAAAACCTGTTCCGCCCATAACTAATTTTTTTATTACCATCCAGAATGTTTCAAAGGGTACAGGAACTTTTAATACATATTTCATAAATATATAAGGAGCAAACATAAATATAAAAGGAGCAATGGCTCCATAAGCAGGACTAAATATAATAATAAAATAATAGAAGTATTTTAAAAATAATTCATTATAGTTGAATTGTTTTAATAGTATAAATTCAAAGAAAATGACTTTATATACTTCTTCCATTTCTGGTGTATCTGACATCTGCATGGCTAGAATATCTTTCTCTAATTTAGAACATTCTAGCAATAGTGTTTTTATTTCTTCTTTTTGTTTATGATTTAAAAATAAAGAGACTTGATGTTGTCTATGATTTAAAATAGAAATATCAGTAATAGGTTGTAATATAATAGATTGTAATAATGTTTTACCTAATTGTGTAGATGTTCTATTAAATTTATCAAATAAAGATGTCGTTTTACTATTGACATTGCTATCTAAATTAGCCTTAAAAAACTCTAATTCATTATATTTATGTCCGTCTTTAGAATATAATATATTATTAGGAAATTCATTTTCAAGTTTAAGTATGTCTTTAATTATGTCTGAAACATCAACATTATCACTTGAAAATGTTTTTAATAAATCAATTACATCTTCATCATCGCTAGAGACATCATTATTATTAGTATTATTATTAGTATTATTATTAGTATTATTATTAGTATTATTATTAGTATTATTATTAGTATTATTATTAGTATTATTATTAGTATTATTATTAGTATTATTATTAGTATTATTACTATCCGTATTTTTTATTTTATTAAGTAATTTTTTAATAATAAAAATTAACATAATGTTAAATAAATATAATTATATTATTAAATAATTATAAAATTAGTATTATTATTAAACTATAAATGAGTATGATAAATAAAACGAAATGATAGAAAAATAAAAAATTAGAAAAATAAAAAATAAATTAATTATATTAGTTATATTTTTTTAATTTTTAAAAAAAATAAAACATATACTATTGTTAGTATAATAAAATTGCATACTTAATTAATAAAAACATATATAAAGTTTTTTTATATGAATAAAACAAATGATTTACAAAAAAAATTATATCTAGAAACATTACTAAATAATTATAATTCTAAAGATAATATTGATATTCATAATGACAATGAAACTAAAGATGAAGATGATTCTTATATTGAAACTATGTTAAAACATTATTCGTCACCTCATCTATTGTTAAAAAAATATATAGGTGAAACATTTTATAAAACACAAATATCACCTTTTAAATCAAAGTCTAAATTTATTTCTTATCCAGAAAGAATTTATAATGCTCCTTATAATTTATTAATAAAAATAGATAATTCGAATACACACACAACTACAAATACTAATATAAATGTTTCAACGTTAATAGAAAATTATATAAATAATGTTTTTGATATATCAAAAAAATATTTAAAATCAAATATAGACCCAGATACAATAAAAGCAATCATTAGTCCTTATTCAAATAATTTATTTCAAAATGGATTATGTAGTGCTTCCGCATATTACCAATTATACTATAGAACTAAACCAATTAAAAATATTATATTACTTTGTACAAATTCAATCCATTCATCAACATTAATATCAACTTCTTTTACATCTATAAAATCTTATAAAAATGAAACAATACTAAATAATAAAGCTACATCTAATACATCTTTAAAAATAAATACAAAAATAATTGAAACTTTAAAACCTTATCTAGAAATAAATAACGAACTTATTGAAAATGAAGTATCATTATATAGTAATTTACCATTTATTGAAACAATTGCCCCTAGTGCTTCAATAATACCTATTCTAATTAGCAATTCAATGTATCTAGATAATAATAATAATAATAAAATAAGTAATGTTATTAATATATTAAAAAAATATCTAAAAAGTGATGATACTATATTAATATCTACAAGTAATTTTACAGATACAAGTATAAATAATGATATAAATAATAATACAAATACAAAACAAAATTATAATATTAAAAAGGAAGATAATATAATATTACAATTTATATATGATAATGTAGATGGTTATAAAACCCGTAGTAGTAAAATTGATGATATTTTATTTATACAAAATACACCATCAATTAGTTCATTATCATTTTATATTTTTTCTAATTTATTAAGTAATTATACGAATACATCTAGGAGTTCATCAAGTTCATCAAATAGTAGTAATAGTGATTCAGGAATAAGTATTGATTTTAATACTAATTATAAAAATTTATATTCTAGAATAACTTCTTATTATACATCATTAACTGAAAAAATAACATCTAAAACTATAAATGATACTATAAATGATACCATAAATAAAAAGCATATAAATCAATTTACACCAAATGATTTATTTAATAATTCATCATTATCACCATACACATTATTATCACCATTATTATCATCATCACAACCATCTATAAGTTATATAGGATTAATATTTACTACACAACCTTATTTTGAAAATAATAAAAAACGGGTTATTGATAATTCATTTTCAGAATATGAAAAACATTCATTAACTTATTTTATGAAACAAGAATTTTATTTAAATACAAAATCATCTATATTTAAAAATACAGTTAGTAATTTTAATAATATTAAAAATTTTAATAATAGTATTCATAAAATAACTAATTTACAGATTAATAGTCCTATCTTTAAAAAACATTTAGGTATTTTTATAACATTATATAAGAAAGATACAAATGAATTACGTGGTTGTATTGGAACAAGTGAAACAAATAATGATAACTATACAATAGAAACAAATATAAAAAAATTTGTATGTGAATTATCTACTAAAAACACAAAATGTAGAGATTTAGAATTTTCTCCTATACAGTATAATGAATTAGATAATTTAACATTTGAACTTACTATATTATATCATATGAAGTCAATAAATAGTGAAGATTATATTAATCATTTTAAATTTGGTTGTGATGGATTATTATTTAAAACAATTCTAAATAATAAACCATTATGTAAATATTCACTTACACAAATGATATTGTATTTTAATAGAAATAAGAAAGAAGTATCTAGCATCAGTATTAATAATACTAATAATAATAATAATAAAATTTTATTAAATGAATTAAGTAATAAATTCTCAAGTTATACTAATTTTGTTTTATTTTATAATGAAGGTATGATTATAAATAGTTATTAAAAAATAAAAATATTATATATAAATAAGAATAGTATATATTTTAATGTAACATTAAAACATAGTTTGAAATTAATTATTTAATTTAATTAAATAATTAAAAATAAATATCTACTTTAAATATAAAAACCGTCAATAAATTCAAGGCTTTAAAAAGCTCTTTTATGTTTATCATTTAATAAACATAACCGTTTATTTAAGGATATGCCTAATAATAAAATAAAAAATAAATATAAAAAAACTAAAAAAAATAGTAAAGCAAAACAATATGGTGGAGGAAATTTTTTAAATAAACTATCAGGACAAGTTTTTGATAATACAAAAAAAAAAAATTTAACTTATAGAGGTGTTGGCTCACAAAAATTTAAAAGTACAAAAAAAAGAAGTATAAGTAGTTTTCAACAAGGCAATCAATCAAGCCTAGATTTATTAACACTTATTTATAATAATAAAACCGCAAATCAAATAACAATTAATAATTCAACATTAAATACTATATATGAAAGTAGTAAATTATCAACTGCTCCACATGTTCAAGTAAATAATATGAACCATTTTTTACTCGTTATGATTTTACCTGGAAATAAAAACAAAAAACCTAAATTATTATGGGCTAAAAATTTTAAAAATAGGTCAAGTTCTATAGCAATTATAAATTATTTATTACCTAAGCAAAAAAAACTTCCTATGGGTTCTATATATAAAGTAGTATTTACATTATATGTATATCCTGAAACTATAAAAGAACCATTTAGATTAGAAGATAGTTTTACTATAAAAAGAAAAATTGCTATGCAAAAATTTAATACTTATCTTATAAATAATAATATGTTAAATTCAGTAGCAACATCTTATCTTATTAGTGTAAAAAAAGATCAACAAAACATAATGAATAATATATTAAAAGTGGTATCTTAATACTATTTAGTTATTTTATTATTAATATTATTTATTTATCAATAATATTTATTTATCATAGTATCAATATACTTTTTATATATTTTATATCCTTCATAATCAGTAAATGAATAATGTTTAGTTTCTTTACTTTCTTTATTTACTTTATTTTCTTTACTTTCTTTATTTTCTTTATTTTCTTTATTTTTTTTATTATTAAACTGATGTAAATTATTTAACGTATCCATTAAATAAAATTCAGCCATTTTAGCAGTAATTTCATTTGGATGATAATTATTTGGATTTTCACCAAAAAATGTTGTAAATGATTTTAAATTATGTAATAATGTTGTAGGTTGTTTTAAATAATAAAAATTCCCTTCATTATCTTGATTTAATTTTAATGCTACTAAATCAACTTCACTCAAAGAAGATGGATTTACAGATTTAAAAATAGCACCAATCCACCAATAATGTGTATTATTATTATGTAAAGTAGGTTGTATGGTGTTAGAAAGTTCTGGCATTTTCCATAACCACTTTGTAGATAAACCATCAGGATTATTACGATTTAGAGGATATATACTTTCTAAACCTTTAATATAATCAGTATTATAATAATATCCCAATTCTTTATATAAATCTTCAAATTCAAACTTAACATAACGTTGATGTATATGTGTTAATTCGTGTAATAATGTTGTTTTACGTGGATTACGAAACCAATCAGAATCCATAATAATTGTTTTCTCTAGAGTATGAGGCATTCCAGATTCTAACCACGATTTGGCTTTTGCTATACTAATCTCATTTAACCATTTAGAGACATAATTATAATAAGAAGTATTTTTTAATTTTATTTTATCTAGTAAGTTTAATATAAATAAATCTACTTTTTCTTTTTCTTTTATTGTTATAGTGTCAAATCCATTTTTATATTTTTCATAAAGTTCATTAATCGAATCAGAACTGCGGGCACTTAAATTAGGTTGGTTCATATTTTTCATATAATCACTATTTAAAAATACTAATTTACTAGCATTTTCCTTATCAATATAATTTAGTGTTATACTATGTTTAAATTTTAAATGTTCGGTCGGAGTTCTATTATTTTCTATTTCAAATGTTTCTATTTCTTCTTTTAATGTTTGTTCGTCAGCATCTATTTTTTCAACATAGTATTTAGTTATTAAAAATAAAATAATAGATATTATTAAAAATAATATTATAAACCAATTCATTATTAAGCTTATCCTTAAATAAACGGGTGTGTTTATTAAATGATAAACCTAAAAGAGCTTTTTAAAGCTTTGAACTTATTTGACGGTGATTATATTTAAAGTAGATATTTATTTTTAATTATTTAGTTAAATTAAATAATTAATTTCAAACTATATTTTAATGTTATATTAAAATATATACTATATAATAACGTTTAAGTTCTTTTGTTCTTGACTTGCGTCCTAGTATATGTGGTGTTCCTTCTGGCAAATTCATAATATTTAAATTACTACTAAATCAAGGCACTATATACTAATTACTTTTTCCATTTCATTTATGTTTTATACCTTAGGGTTGAAAGCATATAAGTTTTATAAACATTAAAATACGTATTGTTTGTCTCTTTAATTTTTGAATGGTATATATATAAATAGAAGGTAGAAAAACAGTATTCAAATTTAATTGGATATTATGTTTAAATTAAAAAATATATAAATTTATTTTTAAGTGAAAATTAAAATATACATTATATTATTAACTAAATAAACTATACTTATAATATATAAACCATGCTTATTTATTAGAGGATAATCACATTATATAGTTTTTTTTACAATAATTTTAGTTTAATGTAAAAAAGTTGTTTATATCTTTATTAATTTCAGTGATTTCTTCTTCTAAATAATCGGCTTTATAATAATCTTTAATTAAATTATAATAAATAACACCCATTAATAAACCTATTAAAGAACAATAAATAGCATCAAGTAATGTTGTACAACCAATATTAATACGTGAATAGATTGTAATTAATAACATAGCACTAAGTAAAAAGAATTTCATTGGGCTAAAAGTATCATTAAAATACATTTCCATAAAAAAGAACCCTGCAAAAAATCCTACAGTTTGACTCATTGGACTAGGTAATACAAAAGGAGAACCTTCATTAGAATAGGTTAGAGCACATTGTGGATTAACAACACCGTGTAAAATCATTCTATAACCAAGACTAATTAATTCATTGCCTAAAAACCCAAAGAATAATAATAAGCCTCTAAAATCTTGAAATACGACGCCTGACATTGCTGAACCTGAGTATAAACCTATTGGTATAATACGAACTAACGTATTAATAAATATTTTAATAGTATCAATTAATGTTAAAGACATTTTAAATTAGTTGTTAAATGTAAATTTTTTAATAGATTTTTTTGATTTATATTATTTATAGTTATTTTATTTATAATAATTATATTTATTATAATCATAGTTTTTATTTATTTAAAAATAATTATATTTAAAAATAAACTATAAATAAATTATAAATTAAACTAAATTATAAATTAAATTATAATTATAGTTAAATTACAATTGAATAAATTATAAAATGAGTAATAATAATAATATTACTACTACTACCACTAAACTAAAACTATGCGATGATATTAATATTAATGGACGTGTCTATTTTTTACCTGATAAATATATAGAAAATAAATTTTTAGCATATGAACATAAACAATTATATAAATTCCTTTTAGCACTCTATTTAGATTTACAAATTACAACTTATAAAATAGAAAGTATTAAAAGTATTACTAAAACACATATTAATAATGGTATAATTATAATTAATAAATTAATGAGTTATATTACAACTGGTCAAGTTAGTCATATTCATTTAACGAGTTTAGAAAAAACAATATTAAATACTATACCTGAAGAATTAATTAATACTATTAATCCAAATAGTGTAGAAAAATATATATAATTTTATGAAAATAAAATGTTATATTAGTATAAAATAAAATAATTTAAAATGAGTATGTTAAATCATCATGACAATTTTAGTTTTTCAATAATGCTATTATTTCTATATCTATTTTTATTTGGATTTATAATGATTATAATTAATAATAAAAAAAATCGTTCATTGTATCAACAAAAATATAAACGTAATTCTGTGAATTCTATGAATAACAATAATAACAATAATAACAATAATAACAATAATAACAATAACCAATCTAAACAAAATTGTATTCCTTCACCAACCCATAGTGGTGATACAATACAAATGACAACATGTTCATAAAAAAAATAAAAATTAATTTATAATTAATAAATACAAAATATATAAATAATATATAAATAGTGTCACATTTTAAATCTTCAAGTGTGTAAATTCAGGACCATTTAATTTTAAGTGATAGTTAGTTGGTGGAATAAAACCAATGAGAGGATTTTTACCATTAACAATCAGTTTAACTAATGTATTCATGGATGTAAAAGCACTCTTATTTTTTTGATTATCTACACTCAATGACGTAGGATAAAAAACCACAACTAAAGACCATTTTTCAGTTGATTCAGATGGTAATTGTATATCATTTAATACAAAGAATATAAATACATTTTCGTTAATAATAATATGTTTCTTTTAATTCAATAAATTTTTCTTCTGATAAAACTGTCATTTTTCGCAAGTCAAATTCAAACTTAAACTTAAACTCAAAATCAAATCAAAGGTTTTCAAATTGAAATCAAAGGTTTTCAAATTGAAATCAAAGGTTTTCAAATTCAAAGATGGAATATAATTTATGTAATAGTTATTTTTTTAAATAAATTTTTTTATTTTTTTATTATTTATCTAAAAATTTATTTTTATAGTTAATAACTAGCATTGCCTCTATAACCTAGCATCCGTTCGTGATTTTTAGTATAACTGCTTGAAATGACATTATCACGTTGTCTAATTAATTCCTGACGTTTTTCTTCTTCTTCCAATTCTCTTCTTTTTTTCATTTCATAATCACGCATTTGTTCTGGTGTCATATCATATTTAACATTACTACGGTCTTTTTTTAAATCATCTATACTATTATAGGTTTTATATTTAACTTTTGAGGGGTCAATAAATGCCCCTTTACTTGTATAAGCCGTTTTTAAATCTGTATAGGCTAAATCATTTTTAGAATTACCCGTTGGTAATGCTTTACTAAAATCATTAATTTTACGAGAATAAATATCTATATCTGTAAAACCAGTAGAACACGATACTAATTCTTGAGGGTCTTTATATTCTTGTATTGAACCATTATCCTTTGTTGATTTATCTTTATAATTTTCAAATGTAGTATTAAATACATTTAAATTAAATTTATTACCAAATACTTCTGTAGGTTCATCTGCTTCTTCCTTTTGAAACCAATCTCCATAACCATCATCTCCGGATTCCCATAATTTATTATCTTCATAAATTTTATTAAATAGTTTAGAATCAAAATGGTCTTTTTCAACTTTTCGTGTATTATATCTATTATTATCATTCTTATTATTATCATTTAAAAATGATTTATTTATATTATTATTCCCTTTTTGTTCTTCAATATAATTTTTACTACCTACACGTAAATCATTAAAATTCCTATCACTTTCTCTATTTTTATATTTTTCTAAAAGGGACATATAACATTTTGTCACCAGTTGAAATTTTTCAACATTACCTCCTACTTTATCAGGATGTGTTTTCATTGCTAATTTTTTATAAGATACTTTTAAATCATCTAATGTATAATGTTTATCTAGATTAAATAATTTTAAAGCATCTATATTCGCTTTATCTAAATCAGTAAGACTTGCTTGATAATGTTGTCTTCTTTGTCTTTGCTTTTCAATAAATTCAGTGCGTCTTCTTACTTCTTCTAATTTAAAACGGGCTTCTTCTTCTTCGCCTTCAGTTTTATAATGTTTAGTTAAAGCATCAATCGTATTGAGTTGTTCAGTGCGTTGTAATTGACGACTAGAATTATCTTGGGCAGTAGTACCCTCATTAAATCCAAAATGAGTTGTTGATGTTGTGTTATTTGTATTATCTATATTATTTGTATTATTTATATTAGAATAATTTTGCCTATTATTTAAGGAATTATTGTTATAATTATCTAAGGGTGGTAATGTTGATAATTGTTGATTAATACGTGAAACTTGGCTAGATGTCATCATATGCCTATGTTCATTTAAAATTTTTTCTAATAATTTTCTTTTTTGTTGTGGTTTTTTATCTATTTCATCCATTAACTCTTTATTACCTAATATGGCTAATAATTTATGAGTTCCGTTTTTATTGTTAGTATTAGTGTCTTCAGGAGTTGATACTGTTTGTTGATACTGTTGTGATTGTTGTGGGGGTCTATTGTTTCTAATATTATTACTTAATTCAGCAGGTGATATTACTGGTAGTTGTCTATTATACATATTATTATTATTTTTTTGAGGTGTATGTTGTTGGTGATTTTGCTGTTGTTGTTGATTTTGCTGTTGATGTTGATGTTGAGTTTGTTGATTTATCAATTGTTGTTGTAATTGCATAATCATTTGTTGATTTTCAATTGTAGATTTACTATTATCATTACCCATAGTATAATGGTCTTATCCTCTAATAAATAAGTGTAGTTTTTTTTTTATATTGTATTTCTAATTAAATATAATGTATTTTAAATTTTATTTTCAAAATAAAATTATGTTTATATTATTATTTAATAATATATTATTTCAAAATTTATTTCTAATCTAATAATTGATACTATGATTAAATATTATTTAAAAATATTTTTAAAAATTTACTTTTTATAAATAT